CTGCTGACGCATCTCAAATTTCATTTGCATTTCCTGCATCTGCATTTCGCGCTTCAATTGGAGTTCAGCCATCATTTTTTCGCGATCGAGCGAAATCTCGGCTTCTATTTTTGCTCTCTCGACCTGTAGCTTTTCTCGCTCAATCTCAACCAGTGGATTTTCCTGACCCTGCGCGGCCTGCATCTTCTGCTGGATTTTTTGCTGTAGTTCCGGCGGCAGGTTGTCCGGGTCGAGGAAAAATTCGTCGGCAGATTTTATGCCGCCCGCCTCAAGCATCTTCGCCAGGGTGGCGCGATACTGGCCCATCGTGCAGAGCGGGTTATCGAGGCCCATCTGCGTCAGCACCTGCTCCTGCTTGGCGGCAATCATCGCGTAGGACGCCTGGCGCTTCTGCGCATCGCCTCGCCCAAGCCCGACGTTCACCGACACGTCAAACTCGGTGTCGAACATCTGCGGGTTCATCGGCACAAACTGGTTGCGCAGTCGGATAAACCGCTCGCCTTGCTGATGCTCCTGCACGAGCTTGAGGATGCACTTCATCAGGCGCTTGACGCCCGTCTCGGCAAAGACCCTCGCAATCATCTCAACCTTCGCCTGGGCGGCGCTCACCGTCGCGTTAACCGCAGCGGCGGTGCTGGACTGCAACGCGTCGGCGTCAAGGCCCATCGATGCCTTGCTCAAGCCGGTGCGCATCTCACGCACGTTGTCCATGTAGCTGAGAAGCGGGAATGCGGCGTCCGCCACACTGGGCGGCGTGATCGGCTGAACCATGCCCGGCGCGCGCATACGCACGATACCACCGGGGCGGTTCGCAATCAGGTCGTCCATGTTGACCTGACCCTCAACGGCGCCGATGCGCGCGTTGTTCATCAGGTAGATGTTGTCCAGTAGCTGGCGAAGAATTGCCGTCTTGCTCGTCTGGAGATCAATCAGCAGTTCCGCGACACCACGACCCACCATACGATGCGGCATAAGGATCGGGCTGATGAGAGAAAACGGGAACATGTAAAAATTCTCGTTCTCAACAATCTCGTAGCCGGGGCCGATCGCGACTACGCGGCGAATCTGGCTCTTGCCGTTGCCGTTGTAGTCGGTGCGAATGTACGCCTCAGTGACCAGCACGTCCTGCTCGCTGATGTCGCTGGTGGTGTTCTCGGCCTGGCTCTCAAGATCCTCAAAGCGCGCCTGCTTCTCGTTCAGCGTATCAATCTCGGTGTAGCCGGCGTTTGCTTCCACGATCTCACGGTCGTAGCCCATCTCCAGCAACTCGGTGACCGTCATCTGCGTGCGGTGAGCGACGAAGCGGCAGTCGTCCAGGCTCTTCGCGCGCTGGCTGAACAGAAATTCTTCGGGCGGCACGTTCTCGATCTTCACTCGACCGTCGCGCTTGGTCTTTTGGATCGTGACGTCGTAGGCCATCGGCGGCGGCATGATGCTGCCGTCGGGCGCCTCGATCGGCGTGCCAACCTCGCGCGCTTCCTGCGCGGTGACCTCGATCTCGTCGTCCATCAACAGAGCGGTCAGTTCGTCGTCGGTCAGGTCAGTGTAGTTTTCCTCGACCGTCTCTTCGGTCTCGTGCCAGTAATGTTTTACGATCCCAGCCTTGAACAGCAGCGCATCCTTGAACCAATCATGCATGATCTGAAAGCCGTCGTTGTCGGCGTTCAAGATGAAGTTCACGTACTCTGTCGCCTGGGCGGCGGCCTGCACGTCTTCCGGCCCACGCGGCTCAAAGCGCACAAAGTCGTCTGTCTCGGCAAAGACCTTGATCAGTTGCGGCATGATCATCTCGACCATGTCGCTCAATTCAGTCTGGACAACCTGGCTGCGGCCATCGACCTCGTTGCCGAGCGGCTCGCCCAGGTAGTAGCTCATCGCCTTGATACGGTCGGCGGCGAACTCGCTGTCGTGGTAGTTAACAGCTTGCTCGATCTCGCCGCGTATCAGCGATTGAAACTCGATTTTGTCCATTAGATTGAGCCGCCTGTGTAAAGGCCAAGAAGGTTCGTACCGCCGGGGCGGTTGTCGTTGTTAGAGTTGAGAAGGCCCATCGCCGGAACGCCGGGGGCCGCTTGAAACGTCTCATCGTTGCGCTGCAAGACCTTTGTGCGGTCAAGCACGTCTTGGTCCCAGACGACGAAGTTGCGGGTGCCGTCGCCCTTTCCACGACTTCCTCGGTCCAGATACCGCAAACCCGGTATCCCCATTTCGCGGAGGGCGTCGGATGCGACTTGGGCCGCTGACGGATTTTTTGTTGATGGGACAGTGTTATCGAATGGGGGCTTCGCCAAACTACTGGCAATCGCCTCGTAAATCTGTGACCCCTTCATGTTATCGGGGTAGTTGCCATATGCCTTTAAAGCGTCGCGCACACTTTTGGGCTGCTCTTTCAATGGTGCGTCATAGTCCAAAAATTTAGCGGCGTTAGCGTCGGGGATATCAAGTTTGTAGAGAAAGCCGCTGTTGGGTTTGATGCGGTCTTTATATTTCTTGGCAACAGCCAGTTGAACTTCGTAAGTGCCGCGTAACGCCTTTAAAATTTCATCGGTTTCGGGATCGGCATCGCTTTTTGGGTACAGGTCAAGCTGTGATTTCAGCTTTGCTATGATTGAGTCCATGTCGCCCGAAATCACGCTTGAATCCAAGTCTTTAATTATTTCTTGGAGATAGGCTGCGTCCTGTTCCGGTATATCAAAATCTTGCGCGACTTTTTTTGCGTCAAAAGCTGATGCCGATGGCAGAGGCATACCGTCGAGTGATTGCAGGCGCCGCGCTTGTGTTAAATCATCTCTGTAGCCGCGCCCTACATCTTGCGATTCAGCACTATAAAATCCACGCCCATACGCCTGCGCGCCCTCGCCTGTCCCCATTTTGTCGAGGCGCGGACGGCCCTGCGGGAAACCTGCCTCTGGCTCCCAGCGGTTTGGACCGCCGTGCCAGACGTTCATGCCAAAGGTCGCGCCGCCGGGCACGCGAGCCAGCAAGCCTGCCGGCGAAAAGTCCATCACGTCGCCGATCAGCAGCCCCGGCGCACGTTCGCCCCGTGCCATTTGGCCCATACGCACGGCGGAGTTGGCGACGTCGCGCAGCAGCCCCGGCACGGCAAATTCTGGCGTTACATCAGTGCCAAGTTCATCGACGTCCAGCATGTTGCGCTGGCGAAATGGCAAAATTGTCCCGTAGTCATAATTCGGATCGTCTAGCGGGTTGGGACTGAGAAGACCGTTTGCCATCAGTATTTTTTCTGGACGATTTTCTTGCCGGACTTCTTCGCCGCGGCCTTGGCCTTCGCCATGCCCGCCTTCGTGTAGGCGTACTTTTTGTTTCCAACTTTAGGCATCAGAAAAACATCCTTCTCTTTTCACGCTTTTTAATCGTCTTAGCGTGCCGGCCAGGCCGCTTGCGCGGCCTATCATTCGGCACGCGCTTTTCTGTCGCTTTCGCCTTCTTCACTTCGAAATCGCCCTAATCACTGCGCCCGCAACGTCAATCTCCCACCACCGCTCACCGGTGGACGGCGCCTTCGGGTTGGCGTGGTGGTTGTTGTGCCATGCCTCGCCCCAGTTAAACGGGGCGATCCACGGACAGTTAACCGCGTCGGCAGACGTGTGCGGCGCGTAGCCGTGACGCCCGTGGCACATGTAGTTGGTCATGCCTTGCGCGATCATCGTCAGCGCGCTGGGCAGGATGAAGACGAAGTACAGGGCGTCCAGCCCGATCACGGCCAGCAACGCGATCCACGCCGCCATGATTGGCAGCCAGTATCGATCGGTCAGACGCAGGAACGGATCGCGCGCGTTGTCCATAGTGTTGCGCAGGATCTGCTTGTCGTCCGCCTGGTAGAATATGAACAGCGTCTTCCAGAGGCCGCGCGACTGCTGGTGCGGGTCACTCGGCGTGTCGCTGTGCTTGTGGTGCAGGCGGTGAAGCCCGGCCCAGCCCAGTGTGCTGCCCGTTCCACTTAGCAGCGCCGCGACGACAGATGCGTATTTCAGCGCGGGATGGCGGAACTCAAAACTCTTGTGGCTCCAGTAGCGGTGATTACCTACGACCACACCTAGGCAGTCGTAGACGAAATACATCGCCGCAGCGGTCAGAGCCGTCGTCAGCGTCCAATCAACAAACGGCAGCAGCAACAGCGACAGTACCACGGTCGCAAACATCAGCGCGCGGACGCGCGCAATCGTACTGCTCACGCGAAACGGCCCACCAATCTGAGCGCGGGACGCGTCGTCAGGTTCAGCGTCACGTCTAGTATTTTCTGTTTGGCCGACAGCTTTTCGCCGCTCGCCTTCGCGGCGTACAGGCGGGTCAGCGCGTTGCCCATTTTTGTGTGACCGATTTTTTTCGCGATCCACGGGCCGACAATGTCGTAGCCGCGCATGAGAACCGGGTCTTCTCGACGCAGCTTGATGCCGTACTTCCGGTTCTGACGGAAACGCTCTTTCGGGCTGATGCCAGCCCTGAACGCTGCGGTGCAGATGTGCGTGCCGCCGTCGCCGCCGTCGCCACCGTCGCCACCGTCCGCACCATCACTGACATCAGTGCCGCCGTAATCACCGCTAAAATCAGACATATCACCAAAGTCAAAGCCACCTGGGTCATTATAGCCGCCGACCTCGCCTGGATCGTCGATTCCGCCGGGGGCTTCGTTTGCGTCTACGCCGTCCGCTAAGCCGTCTACTGCCTCGGCCCAACTTGCCGTGCCGGGGCCGTCAAAGGCGGCGCCGAAGGCGTCCCACGCGCCTGTGGCTAGCGCGTCAGCGTATGCATCTGGATCAACGCCGCCTGTGCCGTAGTTACCAAAGCCATCGTAGCCTCCAGTTCTGCCGCCAATGGCGTCTCTTGCCAAACTTGCGAACGAGGGTGTGGCTTTGGAGTTTCTGCCGAGTCCAATGTTAGCAATCGTCGCAGCGGCAAAGGCCGCCGGTCCCAAAGCAAACGATGCAAGATTGGCCGCTATTGCTGCGATGTTCGCCGTGGTCGGTGCCATTGTGCCTGCCTGAGATAATTCAGCCTCAATGTCTTCTATTGTCGGCGCGTTCGTGTCGAAACTGCGTCTTACCGGCGCCACCGGCGCCACTGGCTGCACGCCAAACGGTCCCGGCTGAATGGGCGTGTAAGGCTGCGGCGTGGGCGCAGTGTAGGCCGGAATCTCTATCGGCAGCAGGCCCGTGTCCGTGTAATTAAACGGACTTGTCAGCAGCGGCTGCGGCAGAGGCTGCACGTTCACAGGCTCGCCCATGTTGAGCAGGTTGTTGTAGTAGGCCACTAGACTACGTAACTCGTATCGACGTCGATGCTGCCACTCCACGCGTACTTGTTGCCGTGGACGCCAACGATCGCGTTGGAGGCAAAGGTCAGGCAGAACGCGTCGGCGATGTCAGGCGACGTAATGCCTCGTTTCTTCATCTCGTCCTTGCCTTCAATTTTAATTTTTCCCGTTGACGTAAACGTGAAACGGGGCGCCGCAAGTTCATGCACAAGCGTGCTGTCGTCGGGCAACTTGCAACTCTTTTCCTCGAACCAATCGCGCGCGCGGCCCCACAACTCATCCCGCAGGCGCATGTACTTCTGGTTCATACTCGAAGACTCGGCGACGTTAATTCCACGGGCCGGCAGATCCAGTTCCTGCAATCGATCAACCACGCCGGCGCCAATGCCGATCACGTCAACGCAGATCTCCTGCGGACGCTCCATGATCGGCGTGGACTCGTACTCGTTCAGTATAATACCAGCCAATTCCATCGTGGACTTGTCGCGCCAGGTCTTGATTTCCTCGACCAGCGTGCCGCCCTTGCGCTTGGCGAGCGCGCTTCTGTCGCGGCCATACCTGGCGACATCCAAGCCCCAGATGACGCCGGCGGTCGGACTTTCAGCTATGTCGCGCTTGGTGGCCGCCTCGATCAGGTGAAGCGGGATAAAAGTGTCGTCATCCGCCTGCGGAAACTCGCCCAGCACGCGGATTCTGTAGGCGTTAGACTCATCGCCATAACGCTTCGCCATATCCGCGATGAAATCCTGACTGACCAGCGGGCTGTCCGCGCAGCTAACCTTTTTAGTCCACCAATCATCTTTTAGGTCCGTGTGCGTGCGGTAGAAAAAGCCGCTGGTCCTTGTCGGGTTGCCCAGGAGCAGGGTCGTCGCGGCGTGGCCGCTCATGCTGCCGGCGGCAGATTCGTATACTTCCTCGGGGATGCCGCTCGCCTCGTCGGCGATCAGAAGCACGTTCTCGCTGTGGACGCCCGCGAGGCTTTCGGGGCGCTCCTTGCTGCTCGTCCTGGCGGAGCAGAACGCTTCCGTTGGGCTGCTCTTCAGCACAATGCGGTCGCTGGTGGCCTCCAGCAGCTTGCTGATGGCCGGCGGCATCTCTTTCAGGCGGCGCTTCACTTCCGCGAAGAGGGCATCGTAGAGCTGGCTCGCCGTCGGCGCGGTGACTACCACCTTGGCCGGGTATCTCGTCAGCAGATACCACAAGATGATGCTGGCCGCGCAGCTTGACTTGCCGACGCCGTGGCCGGATCTGACCGATATTCTGCGCTCTCCGGCGGCGATCGCGTCCATAACCTCGCGCTGCCACGGCAGTGGCTGCATCTTGATCACGTGTTCGCTGAAGCCCGCCGGGTCGTCGCGATAGCGTGTCAGGAAAGCGGACCAGGCTGATTTTTTTTCGCTCATTTTTTTGGGCAGCCTGTGTGTGGTCAGATTATTTGGGCGGGGGTGGTACAAATAATTGCCGCCCCGGTCGCCGCGTCGAAGGGGGGGTCTCGATCGATCGGCGGCGGCGCCGGCGGGAGAGACGCCGGGCCACACGCCTCCGCCGGCGCGCTTAGGCCCAACCCTCACGCTGGCGGAAACGGATATATAATCAGTAGGTCAGCCCAATGATATCAATGGGTTACGTGGTCGTCGTCGCGATCTGGCGCCATTATTGGTGCGATCGGTGGTGAAGTCGGGACTGTTGCCAACTCGGCGACGGCGTCGAGGTGTTCGCGCGCGTCATCGACCTGCACCTGGCGCTTCTCGACCAGCAGCCCGCCCAGCTTGGCGAGGCCGAGCAGCGCCTGGGTCGCCGCCGATTGCTGGCCCGCCGCCGCGGCGGCCTCTGCCGCGCGGCGCAATCCAGCCGTGATTTCTTCGATAGTGATGGCGTTTTGGTTCGCGTATTCCGCTTTAAGCTGATCGACCATTACCGCCACCTTACCGTGCTTCAATAGTTCGCACGCCTTAACGTGAACGGTCTCGTCGCTCATCCTGTCGGCATTGTACGCCGCTCGATATGCTGCCGACGCATTGCCCTGTCTCTTATACACATCTGACGCTGCCGACGACTCCTTACGTGTA